CCAAATCACGGGCAGATTTCTTGTGATAAACTTCCTCGGGTGTATAGTTTGAAAGAATAAATATTGGAAGATTCTTTTTCTTTTCAGTTCCTCCTATTACATACTTTCCACTTAGAAACATTTTAGATCCTTGTAAGAATTCATTTAAGAATTGAATTGTGAGTTGTCCTTTGAATTCATCGATATAAGCGAAATCCCATTGATCATCGTCCCATCTTGCGAAATCTCCATTAGTTGGTATTTGAAAACCTAATAATCCTGTTTCCTCTAGTTTTCTTATGAAGGTAGATTTGCCTGTATTTGGTGGTCCCCAAATCCAGAATTGTTTACTTTTAAATGGTATATTGGCAAGCATATCATACTCCATATCATTTAGGATGAAGTGCACATAACTTGGTTTTTCTTTTTCTCTTTTTTCTTTTTCCTGCATAACGCGAAATTCATGAGCAATCTTTTGAACTTTGGCAGAGTGCAACACGAGAAACGAACCTAATTCTTCATTCTTCAATAAGTCCTATAGGGATTAGCACTATATCTTCTCCGCTTGTACCTGGGATAATAAGGCATTCTGCGTTTTCTAGCGGATTTTGCAAGAAATTAGATACTCTTTTCTTTGTGTTCGAAATATGAGACATCACGTACCAAATTAAATGAAACTGATAACCGAAATACTGAAAATAACACTCTAATATAGTGGTTTCGCACTAGTTATTTGGAGATTCTTGTGAAAGAATCGATGTACTCCATAAAAAATAGAGGCAGTATTCACTTAGATTCCGATCACGTGACTAAAGTAGTGGTTAGGGTTCACTCTCAGCATAGTGATTAAGGTTTGACACTTTCTAAGAATAGGGTTATGCGCGAAGCGCAACGGTATAGCTTAGCCGCGCGGCAGCGCATTTCGAAGAACATTTTAATTCAAAATAAAGTAGTTCCATAGCACCTCACCTGGTAAAAGCTTAGCTCTCCAATTAAAAAATTAGATTAGGGTTCACCAATAAAATCCAGTGGCTGTTTAAGCTGCGCTCTAATATTACTTTTAGCGCAGCATCCAAGCCAGACAGCCAACTGTACACACTGGATTCTAGGCCATTTAAAAGACAGAAGCTTATCAATTTTGTGCTATCTTCACGGGATCAGTTCAGCCAAATTCATCATTACTGGTTAGACGGAGCTCTTAGTAGATACTTACTTCATAGTTGCGAGTATTCTTTAACCATATTGGATTATCGTAAGAACACTGTGCGAATCGATCATATTGATGAGTACGAATACCACATCAACTACTGTGACAACTGCCAATACGGAATTAAATCATGAAGAGACCGGGCTCGCTCCTCTGGAAAGTAAAGCTAAATTCAGGCTCCAATGCAAAAGCATCTTCATTACTTTCCCTCAGGTTGAGACCACGCCCGAAATTGCGCTTCAACGCATTAAGGAATCGCATAAGACTAAGTCTTGCAAAGTTGTTATTGCTCAAGAAAATCACCAAGATGGAAATAAGCACTTACACCTCTATGTCGAATTCCCTAAAAGCATTAATATTCGGGATGAGAAATACTTCGACTTTATTTGCCTCAAGCATGGAAATCTTCAAAAAGTTAAATGCAAAGAAGCAGTTCTTGCATACATTACAAAAGAAACTAAATGGATTCAACATGAGATTGAAGTTCATTCAATCCTTCAAGAATGGGCCAAGAAGTTAGAAAGAAAAAGAAAAAGAGACAATCAAACAAAGTCTCACAAAATATTTGAATATTTGAGAACAGGTGGAACTTATGAAAATATGCTCAATGATGTGGAAATAGGTTCGTTTTTGGTACTTCATAGTAATGAAGTGAAAAGATTAGCACATGATTTTCAAGTACTTAGAGAAAAAGAAGAAAGAATTAAGACAAAACCACAATATTGTCATTTTATAATTAATGATATGGAGTATGATATGCTTGCTAATATGCCCTTCAAAAGCAAACAATTTTGGATATGGGGCAACGCAAATGTTGGAAAATCTACACTTATTCGCAAGTTTGAAGACACTGGACTCAGAGGATTTGAGATACCTACAAACAACGACTTCGCCGAATGGGATGATTCACGTTATGACTTCGCATTTATTGACGAATTTAAAGGACAATTAACAATTCAATTTCTCAATATGTTCCTACAAGGATCCAAAATGAGACTTCCTGGAAAGTACGTTATAGGAGGAAAGCTTAAAAATAGAAATATTCCCATATTCATCCTGTCGAACTATACGCCCGAAGAAGTATACCATAAAAAGACATCACGTGACCTGGAGCCACTGTTAACTCGACTTAGAGTTATCGAATTAAAATCATACAATGATTATTCAGTTTTAACTGAACCCCTTAGGGATACCAATGGATCTCCATTGTTTATTAGTGACTTATACACTGACGAGGATCTTGTCACTCAGTCTTAGTTATCCGTATATCTAATACGGTTATACACTGTAGCAGCAATTCTGTTTGCAGCAGCAGCACTATCACTAACCATTACTAAAAATAAAGCACCAGTTCTTATATCTTGAATGTCTCCGTTATTACTGTCTGCATAATGTGTTTCTAAGTTCATTTTTTGATATTTTTCAATCCAATGTGCAAAATTAGGTGGAATAGTTAGCTCAGTAACAACTGGTTGAGAGTGAATAATTACTCTTTGATCATATAACACTTTAAATCTTGAACTATTTGCCATATTTAGTGGACTGATAGTAGCAGTACCAGCACTTGCATCTTGAAATAAATCACTTAGTGAAAATGTTGCTCCATTTGGTTGTACATCCCACACAATTAAACACCTAAATAACTGACTAGAAACAGTAGGAGTAGCCGCAAAACTTGGTCCAACTGCAAAAACCTTAATGTGATTACTCTTAATCATAATTTTTTGACCTACTCTTGTTGTTGCACTTGTACCCAATGATAATCCATTTAATAAAGTAATAGAACCACTTGAATCTACAAGGATACTTCCCTCTTCATCATTATATTTCTTCTCTGGAATTGTGTAAGTTCTCTTAATTACTCCCCAAGGCATCTTTTTATAACCTAGTACCCTTTTGAATGTACTCCGTGTACCGGGCCAGAACCCTGAGATTCTAGCTGGTCGGGAGTTCCCTCTATATAAAGAATACGGCCGTCTAGTTGTCCGATAGGAATTAATAGTAGCTCTTTTTGACCTGTAGTATGCTGAAGCGTAAGGATAAGGCATTCTGGTTCTTCTTCTTCAATTTTTTCAACCTTTCTTTTGACAGATGACATGATTAAAGTATGACAAGTTAATAAATATAAATACAAGAGAATCCCGCCAAATATAGAGACTACACACTATAATTAGCTGAGATTCAAGTGATTGAATCGATTACTCTCTAAGAAAATAGTGACTGTATTCACTGAAATCTAGATCACGTGACTAAAGTAGTGGTTAGGGTTCACTCTGGTACTATACTGATTAGGGTTAATAGGGTTATGTTTCGGGATAATTTAGCCGCGCGGCAGCGCATCATTGGTCGCATTTAGAGTAGAAATAAAGAAGAAGCTATTCTAGCCAATAAAAAAATTAGAATAAGTTGCACCAATAAAATCGAGTGTCTAGTTAGCTGCGGTTTAATATTACTTTTAACCGCAGCACACAGCCAGCCAGCCAACTGTATTCACTGGAGTGCCTACGCAAAAGAAAAAGAGACAAGACTATTCTGGAACTAGATACCAAAAGCAAAACAGGCTTAGTCAACCATCATTTTATAGACCACATTATCTCTCTTCAACTTTTACATTCTTGTGACTATAACTTAGTAGTTAGAAACTACAAAACTTGTTCAATTTCCGTATATGACATCACCGAAACTTCCTCCTGCGACCACAACGACTTCAACTACTGCCACGCTTGCGATTACGGACTCAAAAGCTAATAATGAGGAGAACGGACTCATTCCCATGGAAAATAAGAAGAAGTTCAGGATCCAATGCAAGTGTCTATTCATTACTTTCCCGCAATGTGAGGTCTCGCCGGAGATTGCGCTTGAGAGACTTAGAGCCAATCCTAAAACGTTCAATTGCAAAGCTGTTATTGCTCAAGAGGATCACAAAGATGGAAATAAGCACTTACACCTCTATGTCGAATTCCCTAAAAGCATTAATAT